AAATTGATTGATGTGCGATAGTAGTATAACTATACTTTTCCCTATTTCCTCTAAAAAAATGTGGTAATTGATCTTCAGGAACTTGCTTGTGATCATAAAGAAGCATAATTTTTGATAATGAGGGGAATGATGCGAACTCATCATACTCAAGTACAAAGCCCCACCTATATTTGAAAGATCTTTCTAAATCACTCTTGTAGAGATTAAAATCTTCCTGAGAAACATGATTAACATTCCATTTCCAGCAGCAATGATCATATAATTTTTCTAAATTTTTATAAGCTTTCAAATTTTTTCCTCCAGTATCATAAGCAAGTCCTATAATTTTCATTAAATACCTGCCATGTGACATAGGTTTAACACTGAGAAGGCACTTCCTGAGGTAAACTTCCCAGGGCCTGGTAGGTCCTTCAACAAGAAAATATCTTTGAAGAAAATTTGGTCTATTGGTATCTTTGATATTACCATTATCATCAAGTTCAGAATAAAAAAAAGATGATTCTCCAAAGTCTTTCATATCATGATGTTGTTCTTTCAAGAAAGCCTTGAAGCCATGAATAGAAACTTTAGAGTCTTCAGGATAGCAGCCAATTCCATTATCTCCTTGAACACCATGACGAACATTAACATTTACAAGTAATTGAGGATCAACAGACATTAAATACATGTACCAAAATAATATCATGCTCTTAGTATTAAAATCACTAGTGTTAAAATTGCCAGAAAAAAAAGTTCCTATGATAATTCGATATTCATTATCAGTCCATTGGGTAATGTGATAAGTCATACACTTAATTAACCAGGCTATAACATGAACAACGATAAATTCCTGCTCTCTTGAAATATTCAGATAAGGAAGAACCATAGTCCCATATAAAAGGAGCAATGAAAGTTGTGCACAATTGTCTTTTTTTGATATATCATACCAGAACCATTTTAAATTTTTTTTATCAGAGTGCAAATATTTATAAATTTGATTCCAACCTCCATATGCAAAATTATAAGACAGAAAATTCTCATGCATATTGGAAGTATGATTATGAAACTCTGAATAACAAACAACAGATAAAAGATAGTTGAACGTGCTACCAGTATAGAATAAACGAACTTTTTCAGTGTTACCATCTGTTCTAACATCCATTTTTTTGTTTATTCTTTCTATGGACAGTGGCATATTCTCTACCACAGAACTTATAACCTTACCATTCCATGTTTCGCTATAATTGCTATATTCCATTTTGAGATTTTCAAGCATTTCATGAAGCACTTTATTAGCAG